TCCTCTTTGTGAAGACAAGTTCTAACTCTTTTCTTTTAATCTCGATAAGCATATTATCAACAAAATGCTTATCTACATTTTGACCAAGCTTATTATTACAATTAGCACAAATATCGGTTGTTATTAGTGTGGTATTGCCAAGTGATAATGGAATGATGTGCTCAGTGCTCCAAGAATTATTATCTTCTAATTCTTTTTCTGTTCTACCGCAAAAAATACATCTTTTCAACATTAGTCCCCCCGTCTAGTTTAATATCTATTATTATATCATACTTATCCTGAAAAAACAAGGAGGTGCAACCATGTTTTTCAAACTTATCCTTGAAAATGCCAATGGCGAGCGTGTTGACATGACCACGACCGCCAACCAGTATATGACAGCAAAGGTCGAGGGCTTGTCGCCTCCGCCCGGAACGATCAGCACATCAAGCTACGCAGGCATGGACGGAAGTTACCTGAACAATGCCTTCATCGAAAAGCGGAATGTGGTTATTCATTTTGAGATGCGAGGTGTAGGCGTAGAAGCCCGAAGGCATCAGCTTTACAAGGTGGTGAAACCGAGCCGCTATGTCAAGGTCTACTACAAGACCGCAGGCATAGATGTTTTTACTGAAGGCTATGTGGAGACCTGCGAAGTCAGCAACTTCGAGCAGCTTGTCACAGGACAGATATCTATTCTCTGCCCGGATATCTACTGGTATTCTACAGAATCCGTCATGGCATATTACAGCCGGATCACGGGTGCATTCACTTTCCCATTCCCAACGGAATCCAATCCGGAGCCGTTTGTGCTGGGCAAATATAATACGCAGAATATCATGGAGATCATCAATGACGGTGACGAGATTGGATTCACACTGGTAATTGAAGCCCTTGAAGAGACAAGATCGCCCACGCTGTATAATGCGGATACTGACGAATATCTGCAAATAACAGGTGAGATTCTTGCAGGTGATATCATTACTATCACAACAAAGACGGGTCATAAGACGGTCACGCTTGACAGAGGCGGCGTTAAGACGAATATCATAAACCGCCTTGTTTCAGGCTCAACCTGGCTGACGCTGCGTGAGGGAAAGAACCGTTTCTATCTCCGTGGCACGGGACTGCAAAATCTGAGGGTGACCATCGTCCACACAAATGCTTATCTGGGGGTGTGATATGCAGATCGAAGTGTATAATATGGAAGCAGTTGAAAGTGATTTGACGATCACGCTTGAAGCAGTATGTGATTCGTTTTCCTCACTCCTGTGGGACATCGAATACTACAAGTGCGGAGGCTTTGAGGTGTATATCGCCGCCAATCCGGAGAATCTTTCGATTTTTCAGACCGGACGCATTGTTGGCAGAGATGATGACAGTCAGCATTTCGGCATTATTGAATCCGTTCAGATCGACACTGATGCCGAAAACGGCGACTATCTGACTGTGAAAGGCAGATTTCTTATGTGCCTGCTTGAGCGCCGTATCATCAATCCTACACTTTCTATCACAGCGGATACCGCTTACAGTGATATCGTCCGCAATGCAGTGACGCTGAATGCGATTCAGAATGACAATCGCCGTATTCCCGGCTTATCCCTCGAAACTGTGGCGGGTACTTGCTGGGAGCAAACAGCTACTTTGCAGGTGTCATACGCAAATCTGATGGAATGGGTGTATACCATCTGCGAGAAGATCGGCGGCACGGCAAATATCCGTCTTGTAAAAGAAGTTGGTGAGACATACAAAATGGTGCTTGATCTCTCGGAAGGTACTGACCGCAGCCTGACACAGAATACAGAGCCGCATATCATCTTTTCCGATGCTTACAGCAATCTGCTGTCCTTCTCCTATGCTTCAGACTCAGCTGTTACTCGTAACTTTGCCTACATCTATGGTCATGGTGAGGGTTCGGAGCGCAAGCATACCACATATTGTGTTGGCGATGAGCCGACCTATCTTGACCGCTACGAGCTATATGTGGATGCAAAGGATATTTCCGAGGAAGAGCAAGTTGAGGGTGAAACAGTGCCTATTCCCGAAGATAAGTATATTGAACTGCTGAAGACCAGAGGCTCGGAGAAACTGGTTGATCCGAAAACTGCCTCAGAATCAGAGATAGCGGCGGATTCTACGCAGTATGTCTACAACCGTGATTATTATGTCGGTGACTATGTGACTGTGGAGCATAAGCGTTTCGGAATGATACAGCCGAAAGTTCAGCTCATCGGAATGATCGAAGCTTTCGATCAAAATGGCAGAAGCCTGACACCGACATTCAGAAAGGAATGATAACATGGCATTTTCATGCGGTTTTTTCAATTCAAAAGGTCTTGACAGGACCTACACAGCGGAGAACTTCACAGAGTATCTCAGCAGTATAATATGCAACGGCATTCTCGACACCTACGGTCAGAATTTCAAACTGACTGCCGCCGACACAGGACTAATAGTTGTGCTCGGTACAGGAAAAGCATGGATAGACGGTCATTATTTCGTTAATGACTCACGCTATACCATTGACCTCAGTTCCTATCAGGACGAGTCCCTGCCTCGCTTTGTGACAATTTCTATTCTGTTGGATGTCGGCGAATCCGTCCGTAATGTTTCTCTCGAAATTATACCCGGTACGCCTGCGGAGAATCCGTCCCTTCCTACTCTGCCGACCGATGAAAATAAAACACGTCTGTTGATGTATGCGGTTCGCCTGAATCCCGGGGCGACAGAGCTTTCGGAACGTGACTGGTATGATTACCGAGATGATCGCGGACTCTGCGGATATTGCAGGTGTATTCTCGGGAAGTGCAAGGTTACTGATATGCAGGCACAAATGGCGCAGCTTATAGCAGAGGTACAGGAAAATAACGATACAATTGCAAGCATTACAAATAAGGTCAATGAATTGGAAACCGGGCTTGATGATATTATAGGTGGAATTGTGGAGATCGGAACCTGCGGTGATAATATTCATTATGTTCTCTACGAAAACGGAAAGCTACTGCTTCATGGTTCCGGTGCGACGTATGACTATGATACCGGCGAATCGCCGTTCTGGGAAAGAACAGATATCCGTTCGCTTGTTGTATCAGAAGGCATCACAGCTATTGGAAAGAGCATTTTTGAACGCTGCAGCAATATGAAATCTGTAAGCTTCCCGACTACACTTGAATCCATAGATGAGCGTGCATTCTTTATGTATAGTCAGGGAGGGCTTACTTCATTGACTATTCCGTCATCTGTTACAACACTTGGAGAGAAGGCATTTGTGGATCAGGAAATAACATCTGTAGTACTTCCTGATACTCTTAAAACACTCGGCACATATATATTCATGGGATGCAGTCATCTGGCTGCTGCAAGGGTTGAATGTGCGGTTGTGCCTGATTTCTGCTTTATTCAGTGTGGACTGATAAGCCTTACACTCAGTCATAATGTTACAAAGCTTGGCTCAAATATACTTAACTATACAACTCTACATGAACTTACCTACGAGGGCAGTCTTGAAGACTGGGCAGCAGTAACAAAATACAGCAACTGGGATAATAATAGTGTCGATACTCACGGACTGGACAAGGTTGTTTGCCTTGACGGATATATGGAATATGACAGAGAAAACAGAGAATGGAAGGCGGTGAAGGAATAATGTGGAAATTTCTTGTTAAAAGCCAGAGTATAGAGATTCTTGAGAGAGAAATACTTGCAGATCATCAGATCAGCTTTGTACAGTTCAAATTCACGTTTGAAGGTGACTGGAAGCGTTTTCACAAGGTAGTGCAGTTTACGCAGGGTGAAGATGTGTATAGCATCGTACTTGGAACCGAGGGTACAAGCTGCTATCTTCCTGCGGAGCTACATGTGGGTGCGGCAAAAATGAGTATATTCGGATATGATACGGAAGCTGATATAACAGTAAGAGCTACAACTGTTCCTGTAACACTGAATATAAGGGCATCAGGCTTTGAAGGAGAAGATACTCCTGTCCCTCCCACACCGGATCTGTATGTGCAGCTTCTGAAAAAGATAGAGGAAGCCGGAGGACATGGAAGAGACGGAAAAAGTGCCTATGAGATAGCTGTTGCACATGGATTTACAGGTACTGAGGAGGAGTGGCTTGATAGCCTGAAGGGAAAAGACGGTACCGGTCCTGATATGTCCGAGTATCCCAAAGCAAGCGAGATAACAGTGATCATTGAACGTGAGATAGCCTCTGTTATGCACAGTCATGATAATAAGGGCGTACTTGACAGACTGACCTCGGAGCTTATGAATGATCTGGAAGGAATACAGCAGTTTGAGGATTCAACTGTATATGATATACAGTCACTGAATGAAGCACTGGATAATCTCAGAACAAATATGCATTCTCATAACAATAAGGCTGTGCTTGACGGAACGACTGCAAGCTATACAACAGAGGAAAAGGAAAAACTTGCAGAGATCAGTCCTGAATCCTATGTGGATCAGGAGACTTTTGAGGAGCAGATCAGTCTTCTTCGTGAGGAATTAAAACCATCTGAACAGCCGTCGCACAGTCATGATAATAAGGATGTTCTTGACAGCCTTACATCTGAACTGATGACAGATCTGGAAGGACTGCAGCAGTTTGAAGACTCAACTGTATTTGATATTCAGACGATAAATGATGCATTGCTCTCGCTGAATGCTCAGAAGCATACTCATGATAATTACGATGTGCTAAACGAAATCACTGCTGAAAAGGTGGCAGGATGGGATAATAACACATCCCGTATTGATACCAATGCCACAAGTATTTCGGTATTATTGCGTTCTGTGGAGTCGCTGCAGGCACAGATAGATAATCTGCATCCCTATGACAGTTCTGTTACACTTTTCAGAAGCGGAGCAAATGCACTTACAACTTACGGAGAATCTGTTTACACCTTCTATAACGATGGCTACAGGTCGATAGCAGGATTTGCAGAAACATACCCGCATTTCTGTTCTGAGGAAAATGATTATGCTCTGTATTATAACCAGCCGGACTTCAACTGGGGTGCAGCCATTTATACCATGTGTACCGAGTCAGTACACATAACTGCTACAAAGAAGATCATGATGAGCTATAAGTCAGGATTTACGGAACTCGGCGAGATGTGGCTCGTTACTAAAAGCAATCAGGAAATGTCAGCTGCAGATACAGCAAGATATATTTATGAATCGGTTCAGAATAATAATGCCGTTTTCCTGCCTTTTAACTGGATGGACTCTGTCGGAATATATGCAACAGTCCTGCACGATTGCACTAATGTACCGGCGGGAGATTATTATCTTGCATGGAAGTCTGTCACGGATAATACTCATCCGATGATACGTTCAGTTAAGGTGCTGGAAGTCGGAACTTAAGGAGGGATAACAAATGAAAGAAAATATCTGTACAGCCGCCGGTGTCATCGGCGGCTTTTTTGCAGCCTTGGTCGGAGGGTGGGACAGTGCACTTATTACACTTATTATTTTTATGGCTATAGATTTTACAACAGGCATGATTGCAGCTGCTATGGGTAAATCGAAGCATAGTAAAACAGGCAGGTTGAGCAGCAAGGCAGGATGGGTCGGACTTGCAAAGAAGTTCTGTATTCTGCTCATGGTCATTGTGGCTGTCCGCATGGATATTATGATCGGGACAACATATATCCGTGATGCGACCTGCATCGGCTTCTGTGCAAATGAACTGCTGTCGATCATTGAAAACACTTCTCTTATGGGTATCCCATATCCGCCTGCAATAAAGAAAGGCATAGAGGTGCTTCAGAAAAAGGCGGCATATATGAGTGATAGTTTTCAGGACAATAACAATGATTCGGAGGATAACGGACATGAGGTATGATTACAGAGACAACACACAGCTTTCTCAGCATTTCAATGTGCAGGAGTTTAAGTGTAAATGCGGCAGAGAGCACGATATTCAAATAAATCCCGATCTTATAACTAATCTTGAAAAGCTTTATGAAAAGCTTAACTGCTCGAAAATAATTGTAACTTCCGGTTACCGCTGCGAAGCACATGACAGATCTGTGGGAGGTACGGGCAAAGGTCAGCACACTATTGGAAATGCAGCGGATATCTGCTGCTACGGTCAGGATGGAAAGCCTGTTTCAAGCAGGACTGTCTGCTGTAAAGCACAGGATGTAGGCTTTGGCGGAATTGCGAATATTACAAATGAATACATTTACACTCACGTTGATGTGAGGACAGGCAAGAAATGGTATGGCAATGAAGTCGAAAGCAATAATTCTGTGACGGATGATTTTTATCAGTACTACGGCGGTAACGAGATCAAAGGTATTGATGTCAGCATACACAATGGTATCATCGACTGGCAGAAGGTAAAGGAATCCGGTGTCGACTTTGCTATTATCCGTGCAGGTTTCGGTAGGTTCGCAGATCAGAAGGACGAAAACTTCGAGAGAAATTACGATGAAGCAAAAGCCGCAGGTATTCCCATAGGTGCTTACTGGTACAGCTACGCAACAACTGTCGAGGAAGCAATTGATGAGGCTGAGGTATTTGTTTCTCTTCTTTCCGGAAAGCAGTTTGAATATCCGTTATTCTTCGATCAGGAGGAAAAAGCAGCCTTTGAAACAGGCAAAGAAAACTGCTCAAAGATGATACGTGCTTTTTGTGATGTGCTTGAGGCTAACGGTTACTGGGCAGGACTTTACACAAGCCGTTCGTACCTCGAAACATACATTGAGGATGATATTAAAGAGAGATATGCACTCTGGATAGCCGAGTGGGGCAGCAAACTGAATTACAATGGTTCTGCAGCTATATGGCAGTATTCGGAAAAAGGATATGTTGACGGCATCAGCGGCAATGTTGATCTCGATATCTGCTACAGAGATTTCCCGACAGTTATCAAGGAGAAAGGATTCAACGGCTTCGGAAAGGTTTCTGCACCTGAAACAAAGAATGATGATAAACAGGAAACAATCAAAACCGAAGGAGTAAATATAACTATTCAGATCGGTGATGAAAGTTATAACGGTACGCTATTTAAAGTCTGAGATAAACAGGCAGGAGTATGACAGCTCCTGCCGTCTTTTCTTTTAGGGGAGTGGTGTGTATGGATCAGGAACAGAAACAAAAAATCATTGAGATGCGCAACTCCGGCTGCGGGTATAAGAAGATCTCAGAGCAACTACAAATATCCGTCAATACAGTCAAATCATACTGTAAGCGTCATAATCTTGTGCTGATGGAGAAACGTAACAGCAGCTCTATTCGTTTTTGTCTGCAATGCGGAAACAAAGTCAAGCAGGAACAGCACCGCAAAACAAAGAAATTTTGCTCAGATAGATGCCGTATGATCTGGTGGAGGGAGCACTCTTCCCTACTCCGTACACCATCTAAGCAGACATTTATCTGTCCGGTTTGTCATGAAGCTTTTTCTGCATATAGCAGTACGAAACAGAAATACTGCTCCCGCTTATGTTACGCCAGATCCAGGGAGGCATCACATGAATAAATACAATGATCTTATCCGATATCAGAAAGTAATGGCATGGGTACGCTCCCTGCTGAATAAGGAAATCATCTCAAAGGGAGAGTATACGAAAATTGATACAATTACAGCAAGGAAATACGGCATATCTTCGTGTAGCATATTTCGCTGAAAACCGTTGACTTTTCGCGCTTTTAGAGCGAATATGGTAGTCGAGGAGGTGGTGCTGTGAAACGAAAAGTCGAAAGGGTTCAGTTCCCTGATGCCGGAAAAGCGAAATTGCTGCGGACAGCAGCATATGCACGAGTATCGAGCGGAAAAGACGCTATGCTTCATTCCCTGTCAGCACAGGTCAGCTATTACAATAAGCTGATTCAAAGTAATCCGGAATGGCTGTTCTGCGGTGTTTACGCTGATGAAGCCCTGACCGGAACAAAGGAAACCAGACAGAATTTCCAGAAACTGCTTTCAGAATGCAGAGCAGGAAATATTGATCTGATCATCACGAAATCGATTTCAAGATTCGCCCGGAACACGGTCACATTGCTTGAAACGGTCCGTGAGCTGAAAGTACTCGGTGTGGATGTTTACTTTGAGGAGCAAAATATCCACACCATGAGCGCAGACGGAGAGTTGATGCTGACGATTTTAGCATCCTACGCCCAGGAGGAGAGTTATTCTGCCAGCGAAAACCAGAAATGGCGCATCCGAAAGGATTTTGAAGTCGGTAAGGTCAGTACTGTGATCATGCTGGGTTACAAACGAAATCGGGACGGTGTTCTCGAGATCATACCGGAAGAGGCAGATATCGTCAGAATGATGTTTTCCGATGCAAAGTCGGGTATGGGTGGTCAAGCAATTGCAAATAAACTGAATTCACTGCATCTACCAACAAAAAACGGGTGTCAGTGGACTGCTCACGGTGTTCGCAGAGTCCTGAGCAACGAAAAATACTGCGGTGATCTGCGGCTTCAGAAGTTTTATAATGAGAATCATCTGACAAAGCGAAAAATGACCAATGACGGTAATCTGCCTCAGATTTATGTTGAGGAGGCACATCCCGCAATCATCAACAGAGAGACTTTCATGGCGGTTCAGGCATTTTTACAGGATAACCGGCGTTTTACTTCGCTGAAAGAGACAACGGGTGTTTATCCGTTCACCGGCATGATAAAATGTGGATGCTGCGGAAAGACATATCGCAGAAAAACGACCACGACCAGTATCGTGTGGATATGTAACACCTATAACCAAAAGGGAAAGAAATACTGCCCGACTGCAAAACAGATACCGGAAGAAAAGCTGATCTCAGCCTGCTGTGAGATTCTCGGCATAAATCATTTTAACGTTGAAGCTTTTCAGGAGACTGTTTCTGAAATCATCGTGCCGAAACCGAACATCCTGCTTTTTCGATTTACCGACGGGACGGAACACACTGTTACATGGCAGGATCGTTCCCGGTCAGAAAGCTGGACACCGGAAATGAAAGCCAAAGCAGCAGAGCATAGCAGAAAGAGGGGGAAGAAATGCCAAAAATAACGGTAATTCCGGCGAGACTGGATCAGGCAACCTTTATGCCGCTGAATCAGCCTGTAAAACGGAAAGTTGCGGGATATGCCCGAGTCTCGACAGATTCTGACGAACAAAAGACGTCTTATGAAGCACAAGTCAGATACTATACAAATTACATTAAAAGCCGCAATGACTGGGAATTTGTCAATGTGTATACGGACGAAGGTATCAGCGGAACGAATACGAAGCACAGAAGCGGATTCAACAAAATGATCGAGGACGCTCTTGCAGGCGAAATCGACCTGATAGTTACGAAATCAGTGAGCCGTTTTGCAAGAAACACGGTTGACAGCCTAATTACCGTTCGTAAGCTGAAGGAAAAAGGCATAGAAGTCTACTTTGAGAAGGAAAACATCTACACACTAGATTCTAAGGGTGAGCTGCTTATCACGATCATGAGTTCGCTGGCACAGGAAGAAAGTAGGAGCATAAGTGAAAATGTGACTTGGGGACAGCGGAAGCGTATGGCAGAGGGTAAAGTTACGATCCCATACGGACGCTTCCTAGGTTACCGCAAGGGAGCAGACGGATTGCCTGAGATTATCCCGGAGGAAGCTGAAACAGTCCGGCTGATCTACAGTTCCTTTATGGCGGGCATGACACCGGGTAAGATCGTTAAAATGCTGATGCAGAGAGGCATCCCTGCCCCCGGCGGCGGAGATAAGTGGTACACACATACTATAAATAGTATTCTGACGAACGAAAAATACAAAGGCTCGGCGATCCTTCAGAAAAAGTTCACTGTGGATTTCCTTACGAAGAAGCAAAAGGTCAATGAGGGCGAAGTTCCGCAGTACTATGTCGAAGAAAGCCATCCTGCAATCATAGAACCGGAAGAATTCGAGCTTGTGCAGGCTGAGGTCATGCGGCGAAAAGTTCTCGGCAAAGCCTATAGCAGCAGCAATATTTTCTCAGCCAAATTGATCTGTGGCTGCTGTGGCGGATACTTCGGCTCTAAGGTGTGGCACAGTACAAGCAAATACCGCCGTGTTATCTGGCAGTGTAATCACAAGTTCAAGAATGGAGAGAAATGTACGACTCCACATCTCTATGAAGATGAGATCAAGCAGAAGTTTATCACAGTCTGCGGAATGGTAGGTGAGGACAAGAATGACTTTCTTGCATCCTGCCGGGAGATTACCGAAGCCTTGAGTGATAGCGCATCGCTTGACAAGCATATTGAGAACCTGCTTGTCAGAGCCGATGAACTGACGGCGGTAATGCAGGGGTTCATACGAGAAAACGCAGAACACGAACAGGATCAGGATTTATACAATAAAAAGTACACTGAGTATGAGGAACAGATGAATGCTGTAGAGGCTGACCTTCAGCGCCTAAGACAGAAAAAAGCCGACCAAATCGCACGAAAGGAACTTCTGGAGGGCATGATCCGGGAGATTGAAGATAGCGACCTGACAGTTACAGAGTTTGATGGGAAGCTGTGGCGGCTCATGGTAGAGAGCGTGGAAGTTGATGAGACCAGCAAGCTTTTGTTTACTCTGCGGAACGGTATGGAAATTGAGGTGTAGAAAATAGTGGTCTAACGGCACTCTGCTTTTCGGCGGGGTGCCGTGTTTTTTTGTATATTAAATTATCGCTTGATACTTGCTTTTGAAGGACATATATAGTATAATATATCTATGATTAAACGCTACTATGTTTTCAGCGCTTTTATGAAAAGGAGAAGATATAATATGGGGCTTTATGAAGTATTAAATACAGTCTTTTCAGATAAACACAACTATTTTTTCCCGAGTTTATTTACTGATGCCGATAGAGCAACATTAGACAGTAATGATACTCTTATATTTGACTTACTAAAAAATATATCCTCGTTAACCACTCGCATCACAGACAACAATATAGAGTTTAGCCCAATGTATACATATGGAAACGGATACAGAACCTTCTCTATTACAGATATTCAAGATAGTGAATATCAACTGTTACAAAATATTGATTATTCAAAAATGCCTCTTGCATTAACCGCACTATTATCCGATATACTATGGACACAAAAAAATGACTACAAAGCTTCTCAAATTGCAGCACAATCATACTTTGAACTGTTTAAAAATGCATTTGGCAAAAAAGAATACCATGAATCACTAAATCACCTTAGAAGGGCAGTTTGTATCTCAACTCAGACGAATTCCCAATCTATCTATACTCAATTATATACTTGGTTCTGTAATTTCTTAACTAATGATGCAATGAATATCGACTTGTTCATTTCTCTAAGAATTATGGATTTATTTTTCGCTAATAAAAATACAGATGTTTCACTTATTATACCTGTGGTAGATAATATCATTTTACATAACAGCAAAGATGTTCTCTTAACTGAACAAGCATATAAGCTCAAAGCGCAATGCTTCTACAGATTGAAAAAAGAGGAGGATGCGGTTCAGACCAATGTATCCTTAGCAAAGTATTACTTTGAATATGCCGAAAAGCTTGTTTCTTCAAATGGATTAGAAGCGTTAAGAGCAGATGCTTTTTATAAAAAAGCGGTTAATACATATCGTAATAATGGAGAATCTGGAAAAGCCGAGTCGGTTCATAGGAGACTAGTTGAAGTGCAAAAGACAATTCCTCGAAGTATGCATACAATTTTAACGACTTTTGATACACATAAAGCCATTGATAATATAAAGAATAATATGAATGGATTAACATTTGAAGAATGCATCGTAAGACTTACTCAATACATCGGATTCGAATCGTATGAGGATTTAAAGAAAAGAACAATTAAAGAACACAAGCAAGATATAACAAAAAGTCTTTTTTCAACAGGACTGTTGGATGCTGAAGGACAAACAATTATTACAATTGCGCCATTAGATGATACGGATCCAGAAAGCAATATGGAATTATTGGAATTGCATATGTTTCAGACTGCTTTACGGGTACAGCGTATTATCGGTGATATTTGGGTTAGAAATTGTATTCACTATATAAGAAACTCTTTTGAGATAAGTGATGATATGCTTGATTTCTTAACTTCAAATAATTGCATTATTCCAGAAGGAAGAAATAAAATTATACGCAATGCGATAGGATTATTCTTACGTGGTGAATACTTTGAGGCATTGCATATTCTCGCCCCACAAATGGAGAATCTGTTTAGAAATATAGCAAAAGAATCAGGAGCATTAACAACTACACTCTCTGATGATGGACTCTCTCAAAAAAATTGTTAAGTTCGGTATTCGCTTTGCCAGAATTACTTGATTCATATGACAATGATATTCTTTTCGCTTTTCGTGGATTGCTGAATGAACAAGCTGGTGCTAATATCAGAAATAAAATAGCACATGGTATTTTAGAAGAAACAGAAAGCACATCTGGTGAATGCTTGTTCTTTGGAGCTTTAGTAATTAAGCTGCTATCCTTAACTTCTCATACCTGTGACGAAATTCTTGCAACCAGCGATAATATAAAAAGATTCATCACACCTAGTTCCGGAGATGTTACTATAGTCGATAGAAAAAAGACATAAATATATAATACAAAGCATACAATAAGCCTGTGGAGACCTTTCCAACTCCGCAGGCTCTTTTTTTATGCCCGGATGACGCTAATTTCAAAAATGCACCCCCTGATTAACGAAATAGCCAATAAAAAAACGATAGCAAGGTAATCGTTTTTTTTATTGGCAGGGTAATGCATCTGAAAGCGGTATTTCGGGGCTAAAATTCTCCGTTTTCCAAGCTATCGTTTTTGTATTCCCTCGAAAACAACGCAATATCTACTTTTTAAGGGCATGAAAATGCACCCTAACTTTGTATCAAAATTAGGGTGCTAATATGGTTGCGGGAGCTGGATTTGAACCAACGACCTTCGGGTTATGAGAATCAGAATTTCTTTCTTTTACGCTCAAAATCACACTGTTTTATGCAAAAAATACTCTTTTTTCACGCAATTCATATCATGATTTTCGTTATTTTCATAGTGTTTCATTGGCGTAAGGGTACAAATAAGGGTATGATTTCTTGATTTTTTCTCTTTCAATCCAAAGCTGAGATTCCAATCCCCTCTTTGATTATATCATTGAATAAAAACTCTCATACGTTTTTGTGACTCTTTTTATAAAGATACTATGTAAGATTTTACTCTACCTACATGAGCCATCCTGCCATTTTTGACAGGATGACTTTATTTTTTTGTCCTTTCAATCTTGCAGGTATGATGCTTCTCTTTGTCATAATTCACGCCAACTAGCAAAACTTCTCCCCTGTAATTTTTCAAACACTCTATATAGTTTTTTTGCTTGATTTGCTCTACAGCTTCCTCTGCAGAGTTCCCCCACTTTAATTCTACGATCAGAGCAGGAAGATTACAGTTTCGCTTTGGCTCAAAAACGATATCAGCAAAACCTTTTCCAGCTGGCATTTCTCGATGCAGGATATAATTTTTCTGTGCAGAATAGTATGCAAGAGAAATTACACAAGATAAAGAATTTTCATCGTTGTATTTCAAAATCGATGCATTTTCCTGATGTGCCTGTTCAATCAGATTTGCAACCGTTTCTTCTTGTCCAGCAATGGTTGCTTGCAGTAACTGATTTGATTGCCGAATTGCCTGCATAACCGATTCCCAACCGCCATCTTCAATGGAATTGATAAACTCCTGTTGTACTTCACTATTAGGAATCCATACCACTTGTTCCTGCTCATCATACGTTAAATATCCCAAATGTACCAACAACGTCAACACATCATCCGCACTGTGAAATGTAGTCATATCATTTTGAAATTTATTTGGATTGATCCTGACGCGTTCTCCAGCAATCATTTGTACAATTTTATCACGAAGCCCATCCTGATTCAGTTCGATATATTCTTTCAATGCTTCATAGGTTTCTGTTTTCGTCCAATAGTTACTGAATTTTCTACGCAGCATGGCTTCTACTACCGATTTTGGATTGTAAATCGAAATGCCGTCCACACAATAGCCGTCATACCATTGCTTGGTTTCTGCAAAGGACATCTGATATTGTTCACATAAGTCCTGCACTTCTTGTTCTGTAAAACCAGTAAATTCTTCAATCGGAGAGGCATCTGTCATAGAATACTCATAAAACACATTAATTGCAGAGTGTTCCCCATACTTTTTAATAGGCAAAATCCCCGTCATATAGGCAAGAGCAACATAACTTTGATCCTTAAAAAGATCTCTTAAAAAATCAAGATATTTTGTCTGTTCATCCTTCCTATTTTTTCTGGAACGAAAAATACAATCCCACTCATCAATAATAATTATAAAAGGAATGTGACAATACTGATAAATATCATCCAATACAAAAGTTAATATTGTCTTATCCAGATAATCTATATTTGGGTATGCCTGAAATAAATCTCTTCCAACTGCCTTTGTAATCAGTGCAATCATCTGTTCTACTGTCTGTGTTTTACTTAAAAAACTTTGCATATTCAAATGAATCACATTGTATTGATTCAAATGCTTTTCAAAGTCAGCAGATTGGGCGATTTTCAGATTTTGAAACATCTTTTTAGAATCGCAGCCACGGCTATAATAAGCGGTCAGCATATTCGCTGCCATGGATTTTCCAAAACGCCGAGGACGGCTCACGCAGATATAACCCTGCTCTGTATTCAATTTCTTATTCGTATAAGCGATTAATTCCGTCTTATCAATGTAAATTTCAGAATTCAAACTTCTTTGAAAATCTGTGTGATCTGGATTCAGATAAATGCCCATTCTTATAATCCGCCTTTCTGC